TCAAGCATATATTCGCATAATTAAAAGATATATTCGTACAGGTGATTGGGATGGTATGTATTATGGACCACACGAAAGTAAATTGACAAAGTGGAAAATTGTTGCACCAGCAGGATGATAAATAGTAGTATGGATTTAACAATATCAGACAATGCATATACACACATTGGGAACTTGCTAAAAGAACATGATAAAAAGTATGTTCGATTGCAGGTGAAAGGTGGTGGGTGTGCTGGTTTTGAATACGAGTGGACATTTGAAAATGAACCAGATACAGATGACCATGTAATAGACGATAGATTATTAGTACACAGAACAAATGAACTATATCTAACAGGTATAGAAATAGATTATAACAGCGAAACATTTGGTAGTTTCTTTACATTTAATAACCCAAAAGCAAAATCACAATGTGGTTGCGGAACATCATTTAGTATATGAGAGATTTTAAACAATACATAATCGAGGGTGTTTATGACCCTAATATATTCAAGGCATTTTTTCTTGCAGGTGGTCCTGGTTCAGGTAAATCTTGGGTTTCAGAAAGAACATTATCGGGTATGGGTCTAAAAGTTATTAATAGTGATAATGCATTTGCTCGTGCTTTAGATAAAGAAAAGATGTCTTTAAATATGGCAACAACTGATGAAAAAGAAATTGCAAGGCGTGATGCTATAAGAGCAAAGGCAAAAGCAATGACTGGTGTTCAGTTAAAACTTGCATTAGAAGGTCGTTTAGGTCTTATATTAGATAGTACAGCAAGAGATATGTCAAGAATAGAATCAGAAGCAAATAGTATGAAGTATATTGGTTATGATGTTCATATGGTGTTTGTGAATACAAGTTTAGAAGTTGCATTAAAGAGAAATCAAATGAGAGCAAGAAAAGTACCAGATGCTATTGTAATACAAAATCATAAACAAGTACAAAAGAATATAGGTTTATATCAGAGAATATTTGGCATAAGTAATTTTGTTATTCTTGATAATAACAAAGTAGCAGAAGATGTTAACCCTTCTGTTCATAAAGTAATACGAAGAATGATTAACAGAAAACCAACATCATATCAGGCAGTATCATGGATCAAGCGAGAACTAGCAAAAAAAAGAAGAAGATAAAAATGGGTAAACTATTACAATTTCCATTACATAGAGTTAAGAGAGCTGTGCCAGAGGTAACAATCTCTGACGAACAAAAACAATACTTCAAAGAAGAACAATTCATTGAGCAATTAACGGAACAATTAAGTTTAGATGTACTAGAGGTTCTAAAAGAAAATGTAGTTGATATTAATAATGATGTATTTTTAAGAGATTTAGCAATCACTATTGAATCAATTAAAAGTTTACTGAAAAGAGATTTTAACAAACCACACCCAATGCAGAAGATTACAGATACTCTGGTAAATATTCTTACAACACCAGATGGTAAGAAACTTACTGAAATTCACTACAATAGAATTGTAAAAACTGTTAAAGCAGTTGTGAAGCCCCCAAAACCAGAAGAAAAACAAGAGAAAACAGTAGATGTTGACTTTGAATTTGATTTAGAATAGTGCTTTACTTTTACTAAAAAATGTGATATAATAAGATATATGATAATAGTTGATATAAACCAAATAATGATTTCTAACCTTATGGTTACTCTCAGCCGAGATAGCATGGATTTAAGTGAAGATTTAGTCCGACATATGGTTTTAAACTCTCTCCGTGGTCACAATAAAAAATTCAGAAAAGAATATGGTGAAATGGTAATCGCTTGTGATAGTAAGAATGTATGGAGACGAGAAATATTTCCTAATTACAAAGCAGGTAGAAAAGCAAACAGAGCAAAATCAGAACACGATTGGGATTTTATATTTTCTATATTGCATAATATCAAAGATGAGATAAAAAACTTCTTACCTTACAAAGTCATTGAAATAGAAACAGCAGAAGCTGATGATATTATTGCTACACTAGTCAACAGATTACAAAGACAAGTAGGTCCTAATCACGCTAAGAAAGTATTAATACTATCTGGTGACAAAGACTTTATACAGTTACACAATAATAATGTTAGACAATATAATCCTGTGTTATCTAAATTTGTAGGTCAGGGTGAAGAACCGAGTATATATATTAAAGAACATATATTAAAAGGAGACCGAAGTGATGGTGTGCCTAATGTATTATCAGATGATAATGTGTTCGTTGAAGGTAGACGACAAAGACCTTTAAGTAAAAAGAAAATTGAAGCTTGGGTAAATGAAATGATTATGACATTTACTGAAGAAGAAGAAAAGAATTACAATAGAAATCGAACACTAATTGATTTAAATTGTATACCGCCTGAATTAGAGGCAAAGATAATTAATGAGTTTAATGATGTTAAAGTGGCAAGTAGAGATAAAATACTTAACTACTTTATAACAAAAAAACTTAAAACTTTAATTGAAGTTATAGACGAATTTTAACTTCGAAAGAACTGTTAAGGAGAAAAAAATGGTAATAATAAGAAGAAACCCAGATGGGTCAATTGCGAGTACATCAGATACATCACAACAACCAACACAATCACACCCAGCATTAACAACAAAAAAAGGAATGTCTAGACTATCAGAAATGGGTAGAGCACTTCCACCAATGATGCATGAGATTGCTACGAAAATAAATAACGCTAAAGACAAACCAAGAAAACTAAAAGTATTAAAAGATAATGATACAGTACCTTTAAGACAAATCTTAAAAGGTGCATTTGATCCTAAAATAGAATGGGCATTACCAGTAGGTGAGGGTATGGAAGTACCTTATGAACCTAATGATGCTCCTTTAGGAACAGACCATACATTACTTCATCAAGAAGCAAAAAGATTATATCTTTTTACAAAAGGTGGAGATAACACATTATCAAATACAAAAAAAGAAACACTTTTTATACAAATGCTTGAAGGCTTATGTGCTGCAGAGGCAGAGTTTTTAGTAGCAGTTGTTAATAAAAGAGTGAATAATGAATATAAAGGATTCACAGCCAATCTAGTGAAAGAAGCATTTGATTGGAATGATGAATTTATGAAGAAATAGAGGTTATTGCCGTAATAAATCTAGAGCCCTCTATCAAAAACCCTTGTTTTTCAACGATTATTGTCATATATAAGTTGTTGATTTATAAGGGTTTTTTTATTTAAATTAATTTGTAAGTCATTGAAATATAACACTTTTAAATTCATTATTTCCTTGACATTTGGCTGTTTTTAGTGTATAGTATAAGTATATTAACAAAAAGGAAAATATATATTATGATTAAAATGACTAAAAAACAAAAATTCCCTCATACACTAGCAGTATTTACAAATGATAAATTAAAAATGTTTCATATCTGGCAAACTAGTCAAGATAACTTGAAAAATGTTTCAGTTGTAAATGCTCTATCAAAAGCAAGATACGCTCTTTCAGGCCGATTGTCTGCTCAAGCATCTGCAACATCATCATTCAATCGAGTAGTCTTAAAAGAAAGTAAATATTGGGCTGTAGAATATCACGACTTAAAAGATGTTAATAAAGATGAACTTCAAATTATGTATAATTTAGTTAAAGAAGATTTAGAAAATAAACATTACAAATGTCTAACACGAAATCCTCAAGTAAGACATCAAACTAAAAAATATTCTGGCAGAAAACAAAGATTTATGTTAATTGAAAATATGAAAAAAGATAGAATAGAATCATATGCTTCAAATATGCTTGAAGATTGTGTAAATGATAACATAAATATTCAAACAGCAAAAACAGAAATATATAAATCTGTTACAAATGTTAAATCAACTGTAAATAATATTAGTGAGTTATGGGCTCATGTGAAATATAACTATGATAAGGCTGCTTAATGAATAATTATTATTGTTTGATATCAATTAAAGATTCAGATAGACCAGAGATTTTAGAAATTCAAGGTGTTACATGGTTTGCTAATAAAGAATTATTATTTCAGTATTATATGTTTTTAAAACCTGAGTTAAGAGAAGAAAATGTTTTTCCAGTTGAAGAACAAGACTTACCTGCTTTTGAAAATATAACCTCTGAAGATATAAGAATAGCAAAAACAAAAACTAGATTAACAGGACTAGAAACCGGCGTACTAGTCGGTCAAGGTTCATCATATGAAAAGGCTGTAAATGAAATTAAATAGATACGAAAAAAAAATAATCAAAGCAATTGTAGAAAGCCGTAAGGGTATTTACGAAACACCTAAAAGAGTTAGAGGTGTTTATAAACCTTGTAAAGAGTATGACGCTGCTCTTTCTTTGTTTATGAAAAAGTTAATTTATGCAGAAACTACAAACGAATTAGAGATTGAAGGACCTGCTTTACCAGAACCTAAATACAGATGGTTCACTTGTAAGTTGCATAAAGATTATGCTACGAAAAGAGAGTTGAGGAAACTACTATGAAATACATTTCTTACCTACTAGCAATTTCAGGCATATACTTTTTTGTATATGCTTGTCAACCAGCACCATGTACTGATGATGGATGTCCTGAATGGAATGAACTAGCAAACCCACCAGAAAATTCTGATGTGGGAATGATTGAACATGATTATGAAATTGTTCCTGTTGTTGCAACAAATAACAAAGATAATTTTGTGTATTCATTAAATGAATGTATTACTCATCTATATAAAAATGTACCTATAGCAAAACGAATTCCTAGAGAACTCATAATTGCACAGGCAGCATTAGAAACTGGTTGGGGTACAAGTAGATTTGCCAATGAAGCAAATAATCTATTTGGTATTAGAACATGGAATAAAGATGAACCATATCTATTACCTATACCGTGGACAGAATGGCCGGGTTGGGGTGTGAAAGTATTTGAAACCAAATGTGATAGTGTTGCTCACTATATTAAAATAATAAATGAAGTATTTGCTTATGAAGAATTTAGACAAGTAAGAGCTCAAATATTAGAACATGGTGAAACACCAGATGGATTAGATTTGGCACACACATTAACAAAGTATGCTAGTAGAGCGAACTATACAGACCTAGTAGCAACATTAATTAAATATAACATAAGAGGTGTATATGAACTATAGTGGAGAAGATTTATATTGGAAAAGAGTAATGGCATTATATAATGCATTTCAAAGAACCGAAGATACAGACTTCAAAAGATTATGGCAAGATAAATTACATGAATTGATGAAACTTCAATCAAAGTACTTGACAAAAGACTTAAATGGTGTTATAATAGCGTAATGAATATATTTTACTTACATAAAGACCCAAAGATTTGTGCTGAAATGCATTTAGATAAACATTGTACCAAAATGCTTATCGAGTATGCTCAACTAATGTCAACAGCACACAGAGTACTTGATGGTATAAAATACACTGGCAAATCAAAGACAGGCAGAAAAGTTACTAGATACAAACTAGAAAATAATAATGAAGAAAATACTGTTTACAAAGCTTGTCATATAAATCACCCAAGTAATGTATGGGCGAGAGATAATGCTTACAACTATAACTGGTTGTATCAGATGTGGTCTTGCTTACATGAAGAATTTAAAGTTAGATATGGTAAAGACCATAAATCGTATGTGGTATTGAAAGACTTATTGCGAGATCCCCCTAAAAATATACCCCTAAATATTCCTTTTCATCAACCAACACAGGCAATGCCTGATGATGTAAAGAACAAAGATAGTATTACTGCCTACAGGAACTATTATATAAAATACAAGAATAGTTTTGCAACATGGAAAACAAATATACCTAAATGGTATAGTGAGGGATTGAATGCCAACATATAGATTTAAAGACCACAATACAAATAAAGTGTGGGAAGATTTAATGACAATTTCTGAAATGGAAAAGTTTAGTAAGAAGAAACATATTGAATTGTTACCACCAACACAGATGAATATTGTATCAGGTGTAGGAAGTGTTGATAGTCATACTGATAATGGTTGGAAAGAAACACTAGCTAAAATATCTGAAGCACATCCTAGAACTCCTCTTGCAGCCCAATATGGTAGTAAATCAAATACAGATGTGCAAGTTGCTAACATGAAGAAAAAACATAAAAATAGAATATTAAAGGGTGGCGGTAGATAAATAGTAGTATGGCAGATTTTGATTTTTTAGACGGTTTTGATACAGGCGGCGATTGGGGTTTTACAGGTGTTTCTGAAAAACCATCAGACAAGGCTGTATCAGATTCAAAAGCAACAGAACAAGTAGTTAAACAAACATCTGAAAGTGTTGGTAAGGCAGTATCAGGTGAAATTATTACTAGATTAGAGAGTAAGTTAGATAAGATTCATTCACTAATTAACTCTACTAAAAACGAAATAAAAGAAAAGAATGAAACAGAATTAGACATTGCTAAAAAGCAAATGGATGATGAGTACGATTTACGAAAAGATACTCTTGGAAAAGACTATAAAGAAAAGTTTACTAAATTAGAAAAGTTAATTATTCCACTACTCATTAAGTTAGCAAAATCTCCAGAGGCATACATACATTGGCCTAACAGAGCAGAAGTTATAGAGCAACAGGTTAAAAAGATTATAGCAATAACTAGAGGGTAATTATGAAATTATACCGAATAAAAATAGAAGCCGATGTTTATGCGGCATCTGATTGGGATGATATTAAGAAAGATTTAGTTATAGGATATAAAGATGCTGATGGTAATATAACAGAAAAAATACCAGGCAAATATGAATCAATCAAAATTTTAGAGATTACTAATGATGAATATACGATAGAGAAACCGCTTGACAAAGACTAGATAATCTGTTATACTAAAGACTATGAATAAATTAAATGCCTTTATGAAGGAGAAGTATGAAATGAAATCTTTTTCACATACCCCCTCAACGAAAACACTTCCCGAAATACACACCGAAACTATCAACGGTAAACGATTTTATGTTACACCAGAAGGTAAGAAGTATCCATCCATCACAACTGTACTATCAGGTCGAAGCAAAGAAGGTATCAACAAGTGGCGAAAGTCTGTTGGTGATGATGTAGCGAATCAGATAATGAGAACTGCCGCCAAGAGAGGTACAGCCGTTCACCAGTTAGTTGAAGATTATCTAAACAACACAGAACTATCTAATCAAGATGTTCTCCCTCTTGCCCTATTTTCTATACTAAAACCTGAACTGGATGATATAAATAATATAGCATTACAAGAAGGTGGTTTATATAGTGATAAATGGGGTATCGCAGGACGAGTTGATTGTATTGCAGAATACAAAGGCAAATTATCAGTAATAGATTTTAAAACATCAACAAAAGAAAAGAAAGAAGAATGGGTAGAGAACTACTTTATTCAAGGTTCTGCTTATTGTGAAATGTATGAAGAACGATACGGAACATCAATCAATCAAGTTGTAATCCTCATAGTGACCGAAGATGGTGCTGTTCAATCTTTTATAAAAGACAAGAAAGATTATTTACCTTTGCTGAAACCAGCAATAGAGGAATTTAACAAAGACAATGAAACAAACATTTAAAGAATTATTCATATGGCTTATATTTTCAGGAATAGTATATGCAGGATTTAATTCACTACAAGCAGAAGAAAAACCAAACTATGATTTAAAACAATTAACGCCTAAACCTGTCCCACTATATTGTGGTGATACTTCTTTTATATTTCAAACAGCATTTGAAATATTTGGGGAAACACCAATGATGGGAGCTGAAGTAAGAAGTGCAGGTAATTTAGAGGCCCCTGTTATAGGTATATTAACTTTTACTTATAACAAAGAATGGAACAAAGGAACTCTGATGATGACAATACCAAGTCAATTCGAAACTTGTATATTGGGTTACGGAGTTAATTGGGAGTTTTTTCCCGAACTAAAAGAGATTCTTGATGAAGGTAATGAGAGTAAGTAGTATGGACCTGGGTGCAATACCCAGCGCCTCCACCAATCCTAGATAGACCTATAAGGGGGCGAAATAGGATCGACAGCTATTAGAAATTGTACTGGAGAGGATAGTCCAAAGACTTTAAACTATTACAACCGCAAACTTTAATGAGTATGCATTAGCAGCCTAGGCTGTTAGGGGTTTGCCTGTACCTTGCAACAGAAACAGGCACTATAAAGGAGATTATATTATGATACATTTTTGTTTTGGCAATGGTAATTCGAGAAAAGGAATAGACATTGAGCAATACAAAAAGTATGGTACAGTAGTTGGTTGTAATGCAATCTATAGAGATTATACACCTGATATACTGGTGTCTTTAGATTCAAAGATGAGCCATGAGATTTATAGAAGTGGTTATTGTTTTGAGAACACAACCTGGTTAGGAGATTGGACTT